TCGATGACGCCCGCGCACACGAGAGCATCGAGACTGTCTGACATCTTCGCTTGCTGCACATCTGTCATCGATGCCATCTTCTGAGCCCAATTGCCAGCCAGCTGCTTTTGGATCTGGTCCTCGTCAGCGTCTCCGCTCATCACATCTGCGAGGTCTTCAGGCGCAAATTGGATCATGGTAGCAAGCCCGGCCCGCAGGACGTCGCGGGACCGGACGCGCTTGATCTTCCAATGCAGGCCGCCGGCTTCGATGACCTTGCACGCGCTCTTGCTGATTAGCTTAACTACACTCATGATTGTCGCTCCTTGTGTGTGATTAGTTGCCGGTGTTCGAGCTGTTGCCGTTTACCACGGTGACCTTGAGGCCCTCGTTAGTGCCGTCGCTCTCTGCTACGAACTGGCCCGAGAGTGATACCACGCCCGCATCGCTGATGCTATCGTCGCAGGTCGCGAGGTATGCGTTCTCGATCAGGAAAGTGATACTGCGGTTCGACACTGTGGGGTGCGTAAATGCGATGGTCACGTCTCCCTGGGTGCCGGCCAGCTGTGCGGCGTAGAGGGTATCAACCGCTTCGAGTTCGACATCAAGCGTGACGGACATGAAGTCCGACCGGACGGGCTCTTTGGTCTCAGCAGAGCCGAGAAGCTGACGTCGATCGAGGCTGTTGGAGATCGTGAGCGTCATACTCCGCAGGTCGTAATTCACAGAGTTGAAGTTCAACTGTCCCGCGTGACTGTGCAGAACGAGAAGCTCTTCGGCTGCATAGCTCGGAGTGCCTGCGCTACCTCGTGCGGCTGCGGTCTGGCCGATGAAGTCCAGGTCCAGCATCATCGCATCGCCTGCGCTGACGGAGAAGGTAGCTGTGTTAATCTTGCAGCCCTCGAAGACCTCGGACTTCGTAGAGGTGCCGCGCACTACCTCGACAGTTAAGCCGGTCGGCTGAGAGGCTGCGAGGGTGTAGACGTGGGTATATGGGTCTGAGCCAGACGGAGCGGCTGCGGTGCCCATCGCGTGCTTGAAGAAGAGGCCCATAGAGCCATAGTTACAGACCAGAGATGCCGATCCGTCAGTAGCGTCCTCGCTGACGAAGTGGCCCCGGCGCATAGCGCTCCCGGCGTCGCTCTTAAGGTCGGGTCGTGGGACCTGTGTAACTTTCCGATAGAGCGAGACATTTGCAAGCGGTCGCCAGTTAGACCGTGAGACGGCAGAGCCCCAGGTCGATTCCTCGCCGAGGCCGATTGCGCTATTTCTTCCAAGATATACAGCCATTTCGGCCCCCTATGATTCGTCGAGATCTTGCACGTCCACAATAGCGCGTGCCTGAATTACTCGTTGGTTAGATGTGCCGATGGTCACGGCGAGAGTGTAGTCAGTGCCGGACGACCCGGCCTTGATTCGGACTTTGATCCAGCCTGGATCGCTGATGGTGGTCACGGATTCGTCATAGCGGCCAGAGTCATCGCTACCCCCTGACAGGGACTGGACTGTCACCCATGCGATCTCTTCGTAGCGCTTCGAGTCGTTAAAGGCGTTGGCCTGCTTCTGGAGCATCGTCCGGCAATCGAGCCAGACGTCAATCTGACCCGCGCTGGACTTCGTGACCTTCTGCTGGGCGATGGTCTCTCCAGGCCTGAAGGGCGCCACGAGGACGCGAGGGATCCCAGGCTCTGCAAGCTCGATCGTGCCAGTCTTGGCGCTCGATATCGTGGGGCTCGTGCTTCCATCTGTCGTCGACGCGTTGCCGAAGTACATAAAGATCACGACCGTCCCATCACTACTACCCGCCGAGATGGCGTCTACATCGAAGCGCGCTGTCTTGGTGCTGCTATTCCACGTGTGACGGTTGTACGCGCACTCCGTGACACCATCCGCCTGCGTGAAGCGGATGTCGTAGCCATCGGCCCGGGTGTTATCCCAGAATAGCTCTACCTCTGCGCCGAAGCTCACAGTAGCGTCGATGGTAGAGGCGCCGCTCAGATTGTTGACCGAGACGGGTAGCCGATAGCTCCAGCTTGAATTGTACCAGCTCACGATCCACTTCCTGAGTTCTGACGATATTTCACGGTCAACGATACCACGGCGATCCCAAGAGACGGACGGCCGATCTGCGCTCCATCTGTGCTTGTCATGCTCAACTCTAGATCGTCGCACTTGTCGACGCCGGATACTGTTAGGCTGCGGTCAGCTTCTAGCGCCACCTTGAGATCTGCCAACAGGTCCCAAGTCCGCAGATGTAGCTCTTCGGGGCTGTCATCCGTGCCCGCCACATAGCCGACGACCATCACCTGCATAGTGCGCGAGTACATGGTCAGAGGCGTCGTGCCTGCTATCTGCGATGCCGTGTCTGTGTCGCAGTAGACATAGACGCAGGGCACGCGCACAGGGTTCATCTGTGACCCGATGACGACTTGATCTGACCCGCTTAGATCGTAGTTATAAGACCCGGTCCCGTTGATCCCTTGGATGTCGGCCTTGATCTTGGTCAGTATCGATCGCGCTCGTGAGCCCATCACATCCCCACGATCGAGAGCTTCACAATCCTGCGGAGGTCGTCAGGCATGCGCTGACTGACCTCTCTAAGACCCGGACGGAGATAGGGACGCGCTGGTATGTCGACCTTAGACTTCAGAATGAACCACGTCTTCATAGTGGCCTGATTGATCAGCCTGACCCCCTTCTCGTCTGCTTTCAGGAATAACTGACCCTTGAAATCGAGCGGTGACGGCGCACGCGTTACTCTTGCCGCAGTCTTGACCGGCTTCTGTGGGATGGCGAGCATCCGACCTTTAGCCCTTATCTCTCCTCCGAACTCGTGGATCTTGGCATAGCGTATAGGCTGGCCGCGCCTATCGAGCCCTCCAGCCTTGACGAATAGGCCGATACCCTCCGCCTCTGCCAGAGCCCCTCCAGAGATGGAGCCGAATAGAGATCCGCTGCGTATGCGTAGCCCTGAAGTCCTGTAAGCGTCTTTAGCTTGCGTCTCTACGTCAGTCTTCAGCGCTTGCATCAGAGCGCGCAGGCGCTTCTCCAGGCCTCCAGCTCCCTCTTTGGCTAGGTCGTCGCTGAACTGCTGCAGTGTGCGGGACTTAGCCAATGAAGCCCCCGATCTCACCCGCGAACCGATAAGGGCTCAGCGCTGCCTTCACAGCCGGCAAGAGCGCGAGGTCTGCCACAGCCACAGAGCCGCCCTGCTGGCTGACGTTAGAGAACCCGATATTGTCCCGGTTGCGGTACCAGTGCGAGACCTGGACGCCGCACGCGTGCACGATGGCGTCTGGGATCGAAGTAAAGCCGGCAGTATAGGTTACCTTGACAGAGCGGAAGCCCTTATCGAATGCGCCCTGACTGGAATCGGTGCCGAGGATAAGAAGGCCTAAGTCACTGTCGAGCGTGTAGTCGGAAGCCGCGACAAGCGTAGAGGCTGGATAGAGACGGTCAGCGTCCACATAGACGCTCGTGATCGTGTTCGCTGGGATGATGCGAAGCTGGAGAACGTCAGTGCCATCGCCGTCAAAATAATGCGTATATGTATTGTTCTCGAAGGTCGAGAGGTTCGAATTTGTAGGGAACCCGCAGTAGCTGCTACCGATGCGATCAAAGCGCAGGATCAAAGCGTCTAAGAGGCTGTCCTCGGTTGTCCCGGTGATCACTCTTAGATATTGCTTCATCTGTGCCGCTGTCGCTATCGCCATCGGTCGTGTCTTCGTCTTCGAGGTTAGAGCGCCTGAGAGGCGCCAGAATGGCCCGGTGGACCTTGGGGGCAGGTATCCCACCTGCGAGGGGGATGGAGGCCCCCAGAGCCGACACAGGCCGGTCCTGGGGGCATTCCTTCATTAGCTCACGATAGCCTGAAGGGAGACCGTCACAGTCCCCTTGACAGCCTTACCGCTTCCCGACTTGGCTACGTGCAGGTGGATCGTGTCCCCCTGCCCGAAGACCGCCGAAGCCCCTGCTGCCGCATTGGTCAGCGCTTGCGCGGTGCCTGCGGTCAGTGCTCCGTCGTTAGTCGCAAAGCTGGAAACCGTGGTGGCTCCTTGCTTCAGTGCGATCGTCGCATAGTCGCCGGAGTCGGTTGCCACAGTCGTGCTCACGTTGATGTAGGCCTTCTTGAGCATCCATTCGCCGGCGCATGGCACGGTAAGGTAGTGGTTCTCAGCAGTGCCGGCAGTCCCCTGCGTTAGCTGCTCCATCATCACAATTGTCTCTTGTACTGACATGATAGTTGATTCCTTTTAGCTATTAGCTGGAGAGGTTGTACTCGTAGACGACGTCCTTGACAGTCGAAGAGCTGGACACAGCCTTAAACTGTCCACGCCAAGTGCAGACGACGTTGGTGACTCCGCGAGTAGCGTCCCGCTGAAGCTCCACACGACGACCGCGCCGGGTGAACATCTTGTGCCTTGATGCATTGAAGATGAGCGCACCGGTAGTCGATCCGCTTCCGGTGTAGAGTCCAGAGGCTGCGAGGTCTGCGGTGAGCATGTCGCTAAGCACCACCCGAGCGCCGCCGAGCTTGGCGATCTCTCCGTTAAGCACGCTGGCCTGCGGACCGTAGTTTGCTACTAGGGAGACCTGGTCGAGTCCAGCCACATTGGCGAGATAGCCTTCGGGGCTGATCATGTAAATCAGGTTTCCTTCAGTCCCGCCGATTCCGCGAGGCGTGGCAAGGTCTGCCAAGTCTGCGAGGAAGTTGGCATAGCTATAGGTCGAACGGTCAACGGTTGCGCTCTGGTCATATGCGCGAGCACGGAGGCCGAGCCAAGCGCGACGATGATCGATCGAGGTACCGAGACCAGAAGAGCCCCAGAGCCCGCGAGTGTCCCAAGATGCGATCGTGTCCTGATGCGTGGCGGCGCTGTCGCCATTTACAATTGCGTCATCGATGCCATAGACGAGTGCTTCGATGCACTGCTCTCTAATCAAAGGGATCATGTCGAAGATTGCATCCTCGGCGGCGTCATCATCTACGACACAGCGAACGGCCATTCCCTTCGGTGCGATAGTGCGGGCTGCGGTGCCAAGGCTGGAGGCCTCGAACTGTGCAGGGTTATCGCTGGTCACGGTGCCCTTGAGGTATGGGCGGAGACCGTTGCTAATGACGGGCATCGTCTGAGAGTTTGAAGAGACGGCGATCTCATCGAAGAGGCTCATGACCTGTCCGCGAATGATGACATCCTTCTCAAGCATCGACAGCACTGGAGCAGGAATAAACTCGCCACCGCTGCCAGACTGAGAGTCGAAGGCACGACGGACAGCGCTCGGAGCCTGCTCCATCACGTGGTGGACATAGGACAGAGCCTTCTTGTGAGGGCGACCGAGCGCGGCAGTGGCGATCGTGTAGTCTTCGCAGGCCTTCTGGAATTCTTCCTGCCAGTCATTCCGCGCGGTGTCATCGAGGAGACCCGGCAGGTATACGCCGTGCTCGTTCTCCTTACCGACTGTGCGGATGCCCTTGGCGGTAATGTAGCGGCCAAGCTCGCTGTCACCCTTGGCAGGTGCGGCAAGAGAGGCGCGGGCCTCTTGGAGGCTCTTCTGCGCGGCCTTAAGGTCGGTCGTCATCGCGTCCATATTGGCGCGTAGCTTGCCGTTCTCATCGCGAAGTTCTTTCGCGGCCTTGTGTACGTCGTGGATCGCTTTCCGTGCCCCGTCGGGGGTGGACAGATCCGGTGTATTGTCTAGAAAGTCCATAGCTGTGTCCTTGTGGGCTACGGTTGCGGGTCGCCTCAGTCACTATGACCGAAGACGGAAGAAATCGGGTCAGGCCCGAAGAGGTTAGAGAGCGCGTCTGCGGCTTCCTTGATGACGGGCGCAGCAGGCTCGGACAAGATCCAAGCCTCGATGCAGGCCTTGACCTCTGGGTCGGCCATCGCCTCAGCTGCGCGCTCTTCTGCGGTGCGCTTGATCGGCTCCATCTCTTCGAGGGCGCGACGAATAGCGAGCGCTTGGGGGTTAGCTGGTATGGGTACCACTGAGGTCTCTAAAAGCTCAGAGTTTCGATAGAGGTAGCCCTCCTCGCCATAGCGGGGATCATCTTTCGGAAGCGATGAGCGGCGCACAGACTCACCAGGGGCGAAGCCTACCGACACGGCGTTAAGGAAGCCTCGACGCATCTGGCTGGCCACAGTGCGCCCGAGCGGATTCTCTGGGCTCTCGTCGAACTCAATATCCATCATCAGGACGCCGTCAGCGTCTACCGTCACAGATGTGGCGCGGCCTACGGGCGGGATGTCGTACCGGTGGGCCCATTGGATAACAGGGTTGCTGGCAAAGCGCTGGAGGTCCCAGGGTGCCTCGACGATGTCGCCCATGCGGTCCACTGTGGGAGCGCTTGCGATGACTGTGATCTGTCCGTTCTCGGCTTCTCTAGCTTCGATGCGGTACTCTCTGACGATAGGATCAGCCATCTGCGTCCTCTGGGAAGAATGTGTCTATGCGGTCTGCGTCGCCCTCTGGAAGCCTGAAGGGCTCGCGCTCGCTGCTGAGTGCCTCCGCGTCCTCCTTATCGATAAACGGGATTAGGTTGCACCGGCAGTTGATATCCTCGCTCGCGCTTCCGAACTGGCCCG